GGCCAGCACTGCTGCCAGCGTCACAGCACCGGCGGCCAGGTTGAATGGGAACGGCAAAGATGCCATCGCCTTCACCACTGCCGTAATACCCCAGGCGCTGGCCTCGGTAGCGGCCAGGCCAGTCGATGCGGCGGATGTCGCAGCTTCGCCGGTCAATTTCACGCCGTTCAGCGCAACGTTAGCCGCAACCTCCCCTTCTTTGAAGAAAATCTTCTTGACCATCGTTTCAAGCGCCATCGCCATCTCGTAGGCACGGAACGCCTTTTCGGTCGTTTCCAGCAGCTTGTAGCCTTTCGAATTCGTACTGAAGAAGCCTTTGGCGGCGCCAGCCATGTCGCCATAAGACTTGATCTGCGCCTGCGCACCTTGCTGGGCAGCGATAGCCTGTGCCTTCGCCACTTTGGTTGGGTCGCCTTTTGCGTCCTGCGTAGCGGCGGCGAGCTGTGCGGCGATCGTGGCCTGCGCGCGCTGGTATCCTCCGCTGCATCTTTTGCCGTCGCCGACGCATCCTTGGCGGCACTGCCCCAGTGCATCCAGGCCACAGCTGCCAACCCGAGCACAGTAATCAAAGCACCTACAGGGCCGCCAAGCAAGCCAAGCGCGCGCGTGGCCACGCCAGCCGCAGCAGCGCCAGCGCCAGTAGCTGCATTCAGCCCGGCCTGTGCAGCGGCCTCGGCGCTCTTGGCAGCGGTAAGCTGGGCGGACACGGACGCCTGCTGCCGCCCAAGGATCGCCAACTCTGCCATCATCGCGGCCCGCTGCGTCTCCGCCACCGCCAGCTCAGCAGTCGCCAGCTGCAAGGTACGCAAAGCGAAGCTCTGCGCTCCAGCGGCGCTTGCCGCTGAAATCGCAGCCTCGGCCGAAACAATATTTGCGCGTGCTGCCGACAGTTTCGCGACCACGAGCTGCCGCTCGGCCACGATGGCAGCTTCTGTGGCGGTAAGTTGCGTTATCTTGGCGCCAGCGCTCGCCAATTCAGACTCGAGCAGCGCTACGTTGGCCGCGCGCAGTGCTGCCGCTGCCTCAATCTGTTGATACGTCTTGACGGTCCATGCTGATAACGACGCACCCAGCTTTGCTGCCGTCAGTGTCGTCATGACGCCCATCAGAAGGTCTAGATTGTTTGCGAGAAGGGAAATTCCGCCCGTCAGCGCGGCTACCGTGCCATTGGCCTCGGCATGGACGGCCGTGAATTCCATTACCCGATCCTTGAGCACCTGGAACGCACCACCAATCGTCTGAACCTGCTGCGACTCGGCGCGCAAGTGCTCCAGAGCGCGCGGCAGCACATCCGCCATGATTTTGGAGGTGATCAGGCCGTTGCTGGCCATATCCTTCAGCGCACCGACAGGAACGCCCATGCCATCGGCCAGCGCCTTCATTAAGCGAGGTGCCGCCTCGTTGACGGCGTTAAATTCCTCGCCCCGCAGCGTGCCAGAGGCGAACGACTGCGACAGCTGCAGCATGGCAGATGCCGACTCCTCGGCCGTGGCGCCAGAGACCTTCAGCGCCAGACTGACGGTCTCAGTGATATCAGCGACCTGCTTCTGGGAGACGCCAAGCTCACGTGTTCCGTTGGCGATCCGCGCGTACAACGTGCCGGCGCCCGCCATGCTGGACTGCGCATCGGTGGAAATTCGCTTCACGTCGGCGAGGGCCTGCGCGTACTCGCGTTGCGAGTTGGTCGCCAGCTTCAGCTGCGCAGTAAATTTTGTGTACTGATCCGACATCTGGATGATCTGCGCCAGCCCCGAACCCAGACCGATGGCGGCCAGCGCCGCCTTCATCTGGTCGGCGGCGCGGCCAATGCCGGCAGCGGTATCGCCCACCACCTGCCGCGCCTGATTCATGTCACGCTGCAGGCGAGCGATATCGGCGCGTAGCCGGATTTCCATGTCGCCTACAATCATCAGAGCTCCCAGAAAGACAAATGGCCGCCGTGGCGACCATGAAATTAGCGCCCCTGAAATGAGGCAAGAACGACGGCTCAGTCGAGCGCGGCGTCGATTTTTTTACTGAGGTTTGGCGCGCGGTACAGCTGGCCGAACGGGGGCTTGCACGCCGGATCGGTGGCTTTGTGCAACTGCCCCAGATATTCAGAGGAGAGTCTGTGCAAAAGCTTCGCTTCCCACGACTGCAGATCGATCCCGACGTTCTCCTGCCAGGCCCGCAGTTCGACGTGGGTGATGGGCACTTCCCCCATGGCACCGGGTAGAGTCGGGCCAATCTCGAACAAGTACTCGATCAGGTGCTCACCGGCATCAATCGGCGGGTAGCTGGGCGGCACACCGTCATTTTTATGCCGCTCCAGCCGAGAAATCTGGCGAACCTTCGATTTCGCTTCCACCACCGGAATGGCCGCCAGCCAAGCGGCCTGCCGGACGTACAAAATCAGTTCGTCGGCGACGCCTTGGTAAAATTTGCCCAGTCGCTGATGTGCTTATTGACCTGCTCCGCGATGAAGCCGATCTCCGGCGTGGTGTAGACTGCCTTGCTCAGCGCCTCGCCGGTCAGCTGATCGAATTCAACGTTTTCCAAGGACTTAGTGCAGGAAACCAGGAAATCGGCATCCTCCTGCGCCTTGTCCTCTGCCGAGACGTTGTCCTTACCTTTTTTCTTCAGGCGCTCCATCATGCGGTTGCTCGCTGCGGCCTGGGCTTTCTTGAATGGCTTCGAACCTGGGCCATACAGCACGGCCTGCATCGGGCGCGACTTGTCCGGATTACCTTCGGCATCGTCGGCATACAGCAACTCGTCGGCTGCGTTGCGCAGGTGCAGGATGGTGGTCGGTTCGACGGCGTGTTTGCGGATATCGGTCATGGTGTGTTTCTCCAAAGTGAGGAAAGAAAAAAGGCCGGTTCTTGGCCGGCCCTTCGTGGTGCTACAGGTGATAAAACTGGATTGCAGCGCGACTTACACTGGCGCTGCTACGCGGATGGTGTCGGTCTGGCGCAGCAGGGTCATGCTGCCCTGCACGACGTTGTCGACGGTGCCGTTGTCTTCAGTGAATTTCGACACCTGAGCGGTGAAGTAGCGGATGGCACCGTCCTGTTTGACCAGCTTGAACGACGGAATACTGTAGTCCTTGCTAGCCTCGTCGACCATCATCTGGCCTTCGTCGTTTTCATCCCAGCCCATCTTGAACTCGGAGGTGCCCAGCTTGTAGCTGGCCTTCTTTTCAATCTGCTGGGCGCTGGCGACGGGCGCGTGGGTAGAGGTGTTGTACTCGCGGCCGGTGACGGTACCGATATCGGTGATTTCACCGATCAGGGTCCACGCCAGTGCCTCGAAACCGGCCTTGGTGTGCGTCGCCGGTGCCGCCAGGGAGATGTACAGTTCACTTTCCGCGACGGTCGTGACATTTTCACCATTGCTCATAATGGTCTTCCTTTCAATAAAAAAAGCCCGCACGCGAAATTGCGATACGGGCGGGCTGGAGAAACTTATTTTTAAGCTTGAGGCCTGTAATAGACCACTTGAAAATCACGCGACTGCATGTAAAGGCCACGCGCGCTATCGCGTAAATCCGGGCCGACGATATCTCGGCGGATGCTTGCAACCAGAATGCCTGCAACTTGGCGACGGCCAGCCTTGACCGCATTTGCCACTGCATCCAGCACGCGCCGCTGTTCTGCGTAGGATTTGGCCAGAACGGTAACCTGAGTGCGCGCCGACATCAGGACCGCGCCGGGCAGATCGGCCACCCGCTTTCGCTCCAAACTGGAAACTGTCTCGATCGAGATTGCCGGCAGCGTCTCCGCTTGCTGAATTTCGCCGACGACGATTCGGTTCTCAGGCACCAAGGCAGTGAGCGCACTATCCGCCGCAAGCAAAGTGCGGATCACAGCGGTGTCGCTCATGCGCCCTCCGGTGCTGGCACGTTTATTCCTTCTACGGTCAGGCGCGCGCGGATCTGCGTGGCAACGGCGTCGATTGCCGCCCCCGCCCTTGAGTCAAAGGCCGGCCGCATAAATGGCTTCGGGCGCGCGCCAGGGTGATGAACCCAGCCGACCACAACGCCTGCCAGCGCAAGCGCTTTCGCGTTCTTCGGCCCGATACGGTGTGCGGCGGTGCCGAACTCCACGAAGCGCCAGTACCACGCCCTCTTGCCACCTACTTTGAGCGATGCGGTCACCGTCCCTGCCTTGACCCGAGTGGAGATGCGCACACTACGGCGCAGCTCGCCGGACTTTTCGGGAATTGTCGCCTTGACCTCTTCCTTGAACACGTTGGCGCCAGCGCGCAGCGCCGAGCGCATGATGTTTTTTTCGATCTTAATCGGCAGCGTCTGGAGG